CAAGGGCGAGTCCGCTTCGCCTGTCGACCAGGTTGCGCCGGTCGAAATGCTGCCGATCGCGAGCATCTTCGGTCCGATGCCGCGCGTCGATGCGGCGGTCGATCGTCGTTGGGTCGACCCGTCCGGTTTCGGTCTGCCGCAGCTTATCGACCGATTCGACAAACTGAAAATCCTGACCGAACCGGAAAGCGCGTACACGCGCAACGCGATGTATGCGGCCGGCCGGAAAATGGATGACGTCATCATCGCGGCCTTCACCGGCAACGCGAAAACTGGCAAGCAAGGCGGGACCAATACGCCGCCGCTTGCGAGCAACACGGTCGGCGTCGGCGTCGGTGGCGCCGCGTCGGGGATGAACGTCGACAAGCTCAAACGCGCGCGTCGGACCCTGCTTCAAAACGAGGTCGATCCCGAGTCCGATCCGATCACGGTCGGAATCACCGCGCAGCAAGAAGAAAATCTCCTGAACGAAATCCAAGTTATCAGCACGGATTTCTTCAAGGTCGGCGACCGCCCCGTTCTGGAAAGCGGCCGGCTCAAATCGTTCCTGGGAATGAGCTTCGTTCAAATCGAACGGCTCGCGACCGGCACGGACGATGCGGCCGGGACGTCGCGCTCCTGTCCCGTGTGGGCGAAGTCGGGGATGCACCTGGGAATCTGGAATGACATTCAGGTGGAAATCGGACAACGCAACGACCTGGAAAACGTGCCGTGGCAAGTCTATTGCCGAATGATGGTCGGCGCGACGCGGCTCGAAGAAAAGAAGGTTGTTCGCATCTGGTGTCGCGAAGTCTAACCGCCACGGACAAGGAGACAAATCATGGCGATCGTCTATACCAAGTCCGCGGCGCTCACTGGCATGGATACCGCGGGTCAGGCTCCGAGTGCGCGTACCGCGCGCGGCGCCGTTCATGCTGCATACGGGTCCGTCGCGGTCGCGTCGGGCGATTCGATCGCGTCAGTGCTTCGGCTCTGTCGCGTTCCGTCGAACGCTCGCGTCGCGCGTATCTACCTGAAAATCACCGGCACGATCACGACGGCCGCCGGCGACATTGGCGTTTACCGATTCAGCAAGGAAACGCTGTCGGCCGGCGCGGTCGTCGATGTTGATTTGTTCGCGAGCGCGCAAGCGCTGTCGACCGCGATCCCGACCTGGACCGACGTTACCAACGAGTCCACGACGATTACCGCGCTCAACGCGGATCAACCGCTTTGGCAAATGGCGGGCATGACGGCCGATCCAGGCGAATACCTGGAAATCGCCATTACGCTGACCGCTGCCGCCGGCGCGGCCGGAAATATCGCGATGGAAGTCGTCTACGTCGAGTAACGGCCAGGTGCAAGGGGGCGGGCGCGGTTACTCCTGACGCGCTCGCCCCGACTACGGAGGGAATGACCATGACCACGCGACATTACGGATGCGATTTCGGTTCGGACGTTGCGTCCGACGTTACCGAATCGGCCACAAACCCCGGCTTGCACGTCAACGTGTCGGTTTTCTTCGACACGTCGACCGTCTACGGCAACAAACAGCAAACGCTCCGATGCCTGGAAGCGATCAAACAGGCGATCAACAAAGACACTTGGCCGCCGGTCTAGGGAGGTTCTATGGCCGTCCGCACCGGAACAAGCTCGCAACCGAGTACGAACGTTCACGTCTTTGTTTGGTCGGGGCTCACCCAAGCCTCACTCGACACCGGCGAACCGCTGACCAATTACGACTACGCCGATTGTTCGATTCAGGTCGGCGGCACGTTTGGCACGGGCGGCGCTGTCATTTTCGAGGGCAGCAATGACGGCGTGAGCTATTTCACGTTGAACGATGTGGCGGCGGCGCCGCTGTCGAAAACGGCCGCGGGCCTGTTTCAACTTGCGGAAGTGTCCCGCTACGTTCGGCCGCGCATTTCCGCCGGCGACGGGACAACGAGTATCACGGTCACGCTTTACGGTCGGCGTCCGCGTTAGCGGGAGGCGGGGCCGATGGCGTACCGCGCGAGTTCTACGGGGTCGTCGAGTTGGGGGGCGGGGACGGTAAGCGCGCCCAAGCCGTCCGGCGTTGTCGCGGGTGACACGTTGCTCGCCGGGATTACATCGTATGCGGCGAACGCGATGACGGCCCTACCGACCGGATGGGCGCTCGACCCCGCCGATACCTACCCGATGACATACGGGGCCGTGCGGGCGTTCGTCTATCGCAAGATTGCCGGCGGCGCGGAGCCGGCGAATTATGTCTGGACGTATTCGGGCGCGGAGCCGATTGCGTTGATTGTGATGGCGTACTCGGGGCGCGATCCCGTCGCGCCGTTTGAGGCGACCGATGGTCAGGCGCTTGCCGCCGGTTCATCGAACGTACCCACGCCGTCCATCAGCATCGCCACGGCGGGTTGCGATCTATGTTGCTTTTTCATGCACGCCAGCGGCCAAGCCACGAATCCGCCGGCGGGCATGACCGAGGGACAGGACACGCAAATCCTTTCCGTTGGGATTGCGTCGGCGTATCAAAACGCGGTCGCCACGGGTTCAACGTCGAAGGTCGGGGTCGCGTCGGGAGGCGGCACGGATGCCAAATTTGGCTACATCGCCGCGCTGAAACTCCCTAGCGCGGGCGGCGGCGCCGGTCGCGGCATCTGGCGTCGGCGCGGATTGCGCGCGAGGTAACGCATGGCAAGCCAGGTCGAAATTTTCAACCGCGCGATCGTCCTGCTTGGCGAGGAGCGAATCACGTCGCCGAACCAGGACGCGAAGGCCGCGCGCGAGCTTTCGGCGGTTTGGGACACGACGCGCAAAGCGCTTTTGCGTTCCTACCGTTGGGGCTTCGCGATGAAGCGCGCAAGCCTGGCCGCGCTCGCGACCGCCCCCCTGGCGCAATTCGACCGTCAATTTCTGTTGCCGGCCGATTTCCTTCGGCTGGATTTCGTCGGCGAGTTTTTCGTCGGCGCGTCCCTGACCGACTACCGGACCATCGACGAATCGGAATACGGGCTCGCCCAAGTCGCCGAGGGCACCGTGATTGAAACCGATATGCAAGCCCCGTTGCCGATCCGCTACATCGGCGACGTGACCGACCCGAATCGGTTTGATGCGCTGTTTGTCGAAGCCTTCGCCGGCAAGCTCGCGGTCGACGTCGCGTCGACGCTGACCAATTCCGACAGTGCGCTTGGCGCCGCGCGCCAGGCGTTCGGGATGGCGGTCAGCCTGGCGATGCGCGTCGGCGCAATCGAACGTCCGCCCGTCCCGTTGCCGGATGACGCTTGGATTCTCGGGCGGCTCTAGTGGCGCGCGGCGATCCTCAAATTGTTTCCTTCGCGGCCGGCGAAATCTCCCCACTGGCGCGCGGGCGCGTCGACGTCGAGCGATACGCCGCGTCCTGCCTGTCCCTGGTGAATTTCATTGTCACGCCGCAAGGCGGGATTGTTCACCGTTGGGGCACGCAATACCTGGCGGGGTCCATCGGCGGGGTCAAGTCCCTGCTTCTGCCTTTCGTCGCGAACAGCGGAAAGGAATTCGTACTGGAAATCGGCGACGTATCCACGCGCGTTTGGTACGGGCCGGCGCGTCAACTTGTCTTTGACAACGCGGGCACCTGGAACATTACGAATACCGGATTGGTCGCGTCGATTCTGACCCCCTGGCCGGCGGCCGATCTGTTCGATACGGACGCAACGCCGCGCATTAAGGTTGTCCAGGTTAATGACGTCATGTGGCTTGTGCATCCGTCGTGGCCGCCGTTCAAGATTACGCGCGTCGCGGAATTCAAATTCCAGGGCCAATTCATCGGCGACGGCATCAATGCGTCGATGCCGTTTAAGGACGTCAACCCGACCGAAACGGTCACGATGCAAGCGAGCGCGGCGACCGGGCTCGTCACGGTCACGGCAAGCGCGGCGGTATTCCTGTCGTCCGATCGTTTCGGCTGGCTTTACCTGGAACGTCCCAAGGTCGACGCGACGCCCCCGTGGGAAACCGCGAAAGCCGTTGTCTTGAACGACGTTCGGTCGAGCGTCGGACGCTACTACGGCGCGACGAACGCGGCGACGACCGGCACGGTCCGCCCGACCCATTCACTCAGCACGCGCATTGACGGCACGGGCGGCGTCAATTGGGAATGGCTTGATGACGGCTATGGGTACATCGCGATTGAAACGGTCATTAGCCCGACGCAAGTTAGCGGAACGGCCGTGCGGCGCCTTCCGAATACCGTTGTCAGCGGCGCGACGACGCGATGGGCCAAACACGCATGGAGCGTGACCGATGGCTTCCCGGCGGCGATCGCGTTGTATCGCGAGCGGCTTTGCTTCGGCCGCGGACAAACCGTGTGGACGTCGGTATCCGGCGATTTCGAGAATTTCCAGTTTCAGGACGGCGGCGTTCAAACGCCGGATATGGCGGTAACGCTGACGTTCGGCGCGCAACGTAACGACCGCATCAAATGGCTCGCGACGATGAAAAGCCTTTTGATGGTAGGAACGGCGTCGAGCGAATTCGCGATTGGTCCGCAATCAATGGCGGACCCGTTCGGGCCTTCGAACGTGTTTGCCGATCCGGTCGGCGGCAATGGCGCGAACGGTTTGCAACCGGTCCCGGTTTCGGATTCGCTGATGTTCGCCGAACGCGGCGCGCGCCGGTTGCGAGAGGCGCGATTCAGTATCGACGTCGACGGCATTTCGTCACGTGACCTGAATATCTATGCGGATCATATCTTCATGCGCGGGACGCTTTGCGGGCTCGCGCATCAACGGGTTCCCTTCGGCGTGCTATGGGCGACGACAAACGGCGGCGCACTGAAAGGCTTTACGTTCCAAAGCGAACAAAACGTGTGGGCGTGGCATACGCTT